ATTAGATAAGTGTTAGTATAGGCTAAGTTAAAGGGTTCAAATAATGTACCGCCGTCACCGCCACCTGTTCTACTACCTACACTTCTACGAAATACTTGACGAACCTGCATAACTTCCGGTGCAAGTATGTAATCATTCACATCAGTTTGCAGAGTTAAAAATCCAAAACTTTCCTCAACAGCATTACTACTACGCTGGCGATATTTTGCTAGGGCACGATCGATAGCGATATTGTAGTGTTTAGGGTCTAGTTCAACATCGACCATTCCGTCACCTAGCATGGTACGGACATATTCAACTACATTTTGTCTTTGGGTGTCAAGTTCGTTCATACCAATATTTAGCAATAAATATATGACTATGCCAAGACTATCACTTTACCGCCCTGAAAAAGGCAATGATTTCCGTATGATTGACCGTGTCATTTATGAACAGTTTCAAGTCGGCGGTACTGATATCATTATCCACAAATACCTAGGTCCTGCTGACCCTTTAGAGGGCGAAGCAACTCCTGCTACTCCTGTAAACACTAATCCTATTCCTGAACTAGGAATACAAGATGTACTGTTTATGGAAAACAGAGATAGAAAATACGAACCCGATGTGTATGTTTCTCGCGGAATTTACACAATGCAGGATATTGATTTTAATCTTCAGCAATTTGGATTCTTTTTATCTAACGATAACATTATGATCACGTTTCATTTGCGTGGTATTGTAGAATTGTTAGGTAGAAAATTAATGGCAGGTGATGTTTTAGAACTGCCGCACTTAAAAGACGAATATGCCTTAGGTGACGATATGGTTGCCTTAAAGAGATTTTATGTAGTATCAGACGTTGCTCGTCCTGCATCAGGTTACAGTCAAACATGGTATCCACATTTACTTCGTGCTAAATGTGAACCGCTAGTTGACAGTCAAGAATACAAACAGATTCTGGATCAAGACAGCGGTGACGGACAAAATAGTCTACGAGATATCCTTTCAACTTACAATCAAAACATTGCCATTAACAATCAGATTATTGCACAGGCCGAAGCAGATGCTGGTCTAAGCGGGTACGACACTGATCAGTATTATATTTTGCCGTTACAAGAAGATGGTAAACTAGATATTAGAGATACAACTGATACAGATGTTGATGCTAGCTATGACGGAAATGCAGCAGATGCTAGTTCTGTATTTGTTACTCCTGAAAAAGACGTTTATATCAGCTATCTACAAGGTGACGGTAAACCGCCTAACGGAGCACCTTACAGTTTCGGTATTGAATATCCGGTTAACCCAGGTATAGGTGCGTATCACTTACGTACAGATTATATGCCAAATAGACTGTTTAGATTTAGTGGTAACGGTTGGGTATATGTAGAAAGTAATGTTAGAATGACTATGACTAACAAGCCAGTTGACGGAATCCCTGCACCAGATGCATTGACTAGACATACGCAACTTGGCAGCTTTATTAACAATAACAATACTGCAACTATTGCAGGAAAAGTTATTGAAGAACGTCAGAGTCTGAGCAAAGCATTAAAGAAGAGACAGGGGCCTGAAGCAGATTTATGATAGAGGTATATATGGACGATTATCAAAATTACAAAAGATTTACATCTAAATGCAAATGCGGATGTCCCGCACACTGTGATCACAGTTGTACCGAATGCGAATACTGCCCAGACTGCGAGTGCCCTGAATGCAAAGAGCTCAACAAATCTAGAGGATATAATTAATGGAACATTTTTACGACGGTCAAATACGCCGTTACTTGACACAATTTATGCGACTAATGAGTAATTTTACTTACAAAGATGGTCGCGGAAATGTGATTCAAATTCCTGTTAGGTATGGTGATATGTCTAGGCAAGTAGCCAGCACATTGAAAAAGAACAGCGAGAACGTGCTTAACTCTGCACCTTTTATTGCCTGCTACATTAAAAGCCTAGACATAGCCCGTGATAGACTTCAAGATCCTAGCTTTGTGGGCAAAATGCATATTAGAGAAAGGCAGTTTGGCTACGTCGATGAAAATCCAAATAGCCCTACTTACGGTCAAACTATCGAAGACTATGCAAATGTACAAGGTGAAAATTATACAGTTGAACGATTAATGCCAACACCGTTTAATTTGCAGTTTGTTGCAGATGTATGGAGCACCAATACTGAACAGAAGTTACAAATTCTAGAACAAATTCTAGTGTTGTTTCGTCCTGCAATGGAAATACAAACTACCAGCAACTACATTGACTGGACTAGTCTTAGCTATGTAGAGCTTACTGGAATGAATTGGTCTAGCAGGACTATTCCACAAGGCACTGAGAATGATATTGACATTGCCAGTATGAATTTCTTAACTCCTATATGGTTAAGTCCTCCTGCTAAGGTTAAAAAGCTAGGTATCATTACTAAAATTATTGCCAACATTTTTGCAGAAGAACAGGGCACAAGTGCAATGGGGCCTGAATTTAGTTTCTCTAATCCGGTATCTAGAGTCACAATAACTCCGGGCAACTTCTCAATCTTGTTAACAAATAACACTGCTAAATTAATGGCAGCATCTGAAAACTTGTTAGTAAATGACTTAGAACAAATTCCAATTAAAGCTGGTACTAAAATTAACTGGAAGGCATTATTAGATCTGTATCCTGGTAAATTTAGAACAGGACTAAGTCACATTGAGCTTACAAAACTCGACGGTGGAAAAATTATAGGATACCTAAGTATTAATCCGTTTGACGAAGCAGACATGGATGTTTTAAACATTCAGTTTGATGGAGAAACTTTGTTAAACACTGCAATTTCTGATCTTACAAATACTGTAAGTAGGGGCACAGTCAATGCTATTGTGAATCCAAAAACATTCAATCCAGGTACGCCTAGTGTTGATGCACGTTATTTGATATTAGAAGATATTACTGCAACAGAAGAAGACGGACCTAGTGCATGGGTCAATAGCGACGATAGCGGATTCACTGCATCTGCAAATGATATTATTCAATGGGACGGGGTGCAATGGAATATAATTTTCAGTTCAGCTGATACAACTGAAGCAACGTATATAACTAATTCATATACAGGAATACAATACAAGTGGGACGGTGACCAGTGGTCTAAGAGTGTAGACGGTATGTATTATCCTAGTGAATGGCGTTTAATTTTATGATACGTGAAGACATTGTATGCAGTGGAGGTTTATTCTTTGCTAAAGATACAAAAAGATTTTTGTTTTTATTAAGAAATCAAGGCAAAACTGCGGGTACGTGGGGTATTGTTGGCGGCAAAAAAGAACCTGCTGATGCTACTCCGTATGCTGCGTTAGAAAGAGAAATTACAGAAGAAGTTGGCTCCCTGCCTAAAATAAAGAAAGTAGTTCCATTAGAATTGTTTACTAGTGAAGATCAACGATTTTATTTTAACACATACATGTTAATAGTTGATAAAGAGTTTATTCCAGTACTCAATAACGAACATGTAGGATACGCATGGTGCAGTTTAAATCAGTGGCCAAAGCCATTGCATCAAGGTGTTAAGAGAAGTCTATCCAATCGAACTAACAAAACTAAAATAGAATTGCTAATTGAAATAGTTAGCTGATTACCAAGGTTTGTTTAGAGTGACAACAGCAGGTGCCTTTTGTTGCTCAATTTGATTTTCTAAATTTAGTTTATAATCTGCAAGGACTTCTTCGCCCATTGCAGTTTCAACCCAGACCTGCACAGCATCTTGAGTTAATAGATTAAACGGCTTATATGTTTCTGGATCAGGTTCCGGAAGTCCAACTGAACCAAACACTTGAGATCCGTGCCCTTCTCCGTCTGTTGCAGACAATATAAACTCTACATTGTACACGACATTTGTTAGGCCGTTCAATGTAGGGTGTGCAGCGAATCTAGGAAATTCCCAAGTATATGTAATCATGATAATATTTATCTCCAATGCGGTCCTTCGTACCAACCTGCTAAACTGTGTCTTACACCGCTAATTAACGGGGTAACTTCGTGAAAAATAATACTGGGAAATACACAAACTGTTCCCCTAGCACGAAGATTTTCCGAATTAGGATAGTGTCCAACGTCTAAAAACTTTAAATCTCCGCCTTCGTATGTGTCAGGATCGCTAAGTTGTACAG